TGTTTGGTTGAATACTGTTCCGTTCTCTTGTGAAACATTTGTAGTGGTAGTCATACTACCCACGCCCTTCGGAAGCTCATAGGTGTAAACATCCCCTGAAGCAACTGTTGTAGCTGTTACTTCGCCACCGCTAACGGTGAAACCAGTAGAAGCCCAGTCGATTAAATGAATGCTCTTGATTCCACCAACGGCATCCTTGCAGTCAAGTGTAAATCCTTGTGTTAGATTACAAGCCATTGGTTACCTCCTTTAAGCTAAAGTAAATGAAACTAATTGATCAGGGAAGGCGATTTGCACTCCATATTTCATGGTTGCACGGAATCTTACCTCATCGTTGTCTTCTGAGAACCACATGCGGAAAGATTCTTCTTCATTCGCTAAGTCTGTGCCTACAAAGAAGTTAGACAAACGAGCAGCAAACATTCTGTTAGTTCCGCTTAGTCCACCTACTCCGATCAACTTCACGTTAGTACCTGGGATCATGATTTCCATTCCTTCCATCTCAACAGCGTAGTGGAAAAGGTTAGAATCACGAAGTGCAGTTGTGTACTTCTTGAAAGTGTCGATACCAGCAAATATAACTAAGTCATCAGCGTCAGCGATGTCAGCAGGTAAAGCGTTGTAGATGTCGTCGATTAAACCTTCAACGTTTGAAGTAGTGATTGCAGTTGCAGAAGTTGTGTTACCAGCAACAGTAGAAGCAGAAGCCGCATCAATGATTTTGTTGAAACCATCAAAACGGTTTGTATTAGGGTTAGTGTTGGTTGTTGCAGTATCACCTTGCCACATAGCAACTTCTAACAACTTAGCGATACGAGATGCTTTCTCGTTACCGATTTGCTCCTCAAATGGAACAGCCTCAGGAGAACCTGGAGCGATTTGAGTCTGCATCCACTTAGCTTCTAAAGTCTTAGGGCAAAGAGTTTCCTCTACCTTAATCTTACCTACTGTGATGTCACGCTGAGAGAAAGTTGTGTTTCCTGAAGCGTTGTATCCACAGCCATCAGCTTGGAAGAATACGTCAGAAGTTAAGATGTTCAAAGCCTCAGCAGACTTTACACCTACTTGCACCTGACCAGCCGCTTGTAATACAGCAGCAGTCTTTGATCCGAAAAGGGATTTTACTACTAACTCGGTGCTTTGCTCGTTAGTATAGTCAGTTAAACCAGTTACGTTAAATGCCATGATTTTATTTTTTTAGTGTTTTAGCGATTTTTACAATGTTTGCGAATTGCTCCTCTTTCTTTGACAACTTTGCTGGAGCTTTAGTTGGTTCTTCACTTGGAAGGTCAGCAACCTTTTCTACCAAGTCAACAGTTTTACCGAATGCCTCTTTCATAGAGTTAAAGGCACTCTCGTTAGTGTTTAGTTTCTCCTCTAAAGAATTAAGTTTTTCAACTGCCTCCTCAAAACGAGTAACTAAAGAATTGAAAGCCTCAAGCGAAGCAAACTCAGCAGGTGCTTCTTCAGCAGCTACTTCCTCAACTTCTTCGGCTGGTTCTACAATCTCAGTGACAACACCGCCCTCGGTGGTCACGAGCATTCCGCCTTCTACTTCGTGAACAGCATCAGGTGCAGCAACTAAGCCCTCACCTGTTTGCACAAAGATTTCAGTTCCAACAGCCAACTCACCTTCCCATTCAACGATAGTTCCGTCAACAAGGGTTGCAGTTGCCATTTCAACTTCTTTCTTTTCTTCTTCACCAAATAGAAGTGAGCGAATTTCGGTCAATACTTCTTTTGAATTCATCTATATATATTTAAGGTTTTAAAATAAGTGGCTCAGTTTTTGCCGTCCCATTTCTCGACTGCCTTCTTCACAGCGTTGTATATTGCGTTCAATTGGCGTTCTTCTTCGTTAACGTCAAAGTCAAAGAATCCCTCTACTGAGAAGCCTTTAAACTCTCCGTCTTTTACCCTTGCCCAAATATCATCATCGTTTACAATGTAAGATAAGAACCAAGAACCATCTGCAACTTCATCATATCCCTTTGGTGGGTATTTGCCACGCTCTCTGTCAACAATATAAGACTCAAACAATGAAAGCCCTTTTGTTTCTTTCTCGTGGTGGATGTTTACTGAATCATAAAGGTCAGATTTTGCCCATTTCTTAGCGATTTGGAAGATGGTGTCAGCATCGAAGTACACATAGTATTCACCTCGTGCCGCATCATAGCGATAAATTCTTTTCTCCGCCTCCATAGCCATGCCGGTTATGATTCTTTTCTCCTCGTCTTGAATAGCAAAACCAATCTGATGGCTGTGAGCTTTTAAAGGTGTTTCAATATCGGTGTGTGCTTCTTCTGCTGAACATGGCATCCACTTGTCACCCATTTGATGTGATCCTGTGCAACCTATCTTCTCAGCGTATGCTTCCGCCTCCTCTTTAGTGTTAAACAATGGCAAGTCCTCAGTGATGTATCCTGGTAAGGTTGAAACGTCAACATCATACTTTTGTTTTTTCTTAGCCTTGTTCAATTCCAATTCCTCAAGCTTTCGCTCTGTGTATCTCAGCATTTCATCTCCACCCCATAGCAAGTAAGAGATTGTACCACACGCTTCTGTATCGCTTGGGTTGTAGTATTCCTTTGCTCTACTTAAATAAGAGTAAGTGCGTTTTATCGTTTCAAGTGAAAGGTTTTCTCTTGCTACTAATTGTCTTGCTCTGTTCTTACCTACTAAAGTTGCACAATCATTGCCAAGTTTTTCGTTTAAGTTGATTCCACGCTGAGCGTTTTGACTTGCCGCCTTTGGGTAATCATCAAAGAACTTCTCACCTTTCCAATAGTTGTAGCAAATAGCGACTGCTTGGTCTTGATCATATCCTTCACCGGTTACTACTTTGACACATCGGCTGATAAAGTCATTCTCAGACTCTCCGCCTCGTGGATTGACAAAGTCTTGGTTAAAGTATTGAAAATCTCTCTCAATCGCTGGATTGGTCACAAGGCTAACAAAGTTCACGCCTGTTTCATCCTCATCGTTTATGATTAGTTTGTAAACTGGTAGTTCCATTTTATATAATTAATTTTTTTTGTTTATTGGTTTACTTTACGATTGACACATCCTCTGTGACTTTCACTCTTTCTTGGGTGTTGCTGATGTCGTATTCAGTGACATAAATTCTTTGTTGCCCTGTGAATTGCTCTGTTCTTGGAAGCCTTACGGATGGAGCATTGAATCTTCCATTAAAACCACCACCGGCTGATGCAGATGATATACTTGGTCTATCTTGAGATTCATAACTACTTTGAGAAATTTGCTGAAGCTGGGCTATACCAAATGCAGCCGCCAATCCTGCTTGAATTAAAGGATAAACAGGAACGACTGCTGTGATTGGACTTTCTTGAGCTGTTGTGTATGCGTTTTGAGTTCCTTCAATACTTGATATTAAAGTTTGTGCATATCTTAACCGCTTTTGTATTTCAAACGCCTTACGACCTCTTTCATCAATTTTCAAGAGTTCCTTATCTCTCATGTTAGAGATTTGTTCCTCAGTGTATCCTAATTCTTTTAATTTTTCTATACGCTTTTCATAATCTTGAGTAGCCTTGTCACTCATATTTAAAGTGAACTCTGTGCTGACTGCTAAAACATCTTTTAAAGTTTTACTTATGTCCTCTCCGTATGCCCCAACAAATAATTTTGACCTTTCAAAAAAAGATTTTTGTTCAGTTTCCACAAATGACAAAGTAGCATCTGTGGTTCGCATTGTTGCTTCACCTATATCAGTGACATTTTCTATTGATTGCCCTTTTAACTTTTCACTTGTTAGTAGGTTGTTTTCAATAGCCTTTGTATTTTCTTTTACAGATTTTGTTACATTATCAGTTTGGTCTTGCTGATCTAACTGAGCATAAAACAATCTGTTTGTTTCATTTCTTAACTTTATGACTTGATTCGTTAAGCGAAAGTTTTCAAGTCTAAGGTCTTTTAATTTTTTTCTGTGTTCCTCTGCTCCAACGGCTTGATCGCCTGTCAATTTTAAAACTTGCTGATCCTGTTTTATTCTTGCCTCCGCTTGTTTGATTGCTTCATTGTTTGCTTTTAGTTCTTGCTCTCTTTGATACAACCTAACTTGACTTGCTCTTAACTCTCCTTGTGTTAGTGCTATTCTCTCATTTTGCAAATCACGAAGTTGATCGTTGTATTCTTTTTGCTCTTTTGCCGCCTTTTTGGTTTCCTCTGAAACTGAAGTAAACGCATCTCTTAAAGAATAAACAAGTCCTACTATTGCAGCTATCCCTAAACCAAGAAAAGATTTTTGCAATAAATCTAATGACCTCAACCATGTTCTTGTAGCCTTTGCAAT